GTCTATGCCTACTGCAAGCCGCGGTTCCATCGCCGAATATATGCCGTGAAGGGCTCGAACGTCGCCGGCCTGCCCGTCGTGTCTTCGCTCTCGCACAATGGGAAGCGTCGCTGCCCATACTATCGCCTGGGCACAGATACGGCCAAGGGCATGATCTACGGCCGCCTCAAGATCGAAGTCCCCGGACCGGGGTATCAGCATTTCCCGAAGGGCTTTGGATTTGACGATAACTTTTTTGCCGGTCTGACCGCAGAAGAATTGCGAAAAGAGTATTCGAAAGGCGTCACGAAACTGAAATGGCATTGCCCGCAGGGGGCACGCAACGAACCGTTGGATATCGACGTCTACAACCTGGCCGCCATCAAAATCCTGAACCCTGACTGGAAAGCAGTTGCAAATGTCCTGCGCAAGCCCCTTGAAACGAAAGCACGCGACTATACCCTGCGGACGGAGGCTACCGCCGAAGGCGAGATGCCCGAAAAAACTCATGCGCCAGTGAAAAAAGAGATTCCGAAGTCCAAAAAACAGCCGCTTGTGATGCGCATAAATACTGGCTGGCGGCGATCCGCGTTCTAATGGCTGCAGAAATTCCAAGTATCGAACCGAGCGCCTTCATTGCCGGGGACACCGTGAAGTGGACAAAAAGCCTTAGCGATTATTCGCCGGCTGATGGTTGGGTTCTTACTTACGAATTTCGAAGTCAGACCGCGCGAAAAACTGTCACATGCACAACAAGTGGGCCAGATTTCCTGGCGACGATCTCTGCAATAAATTCGGCAGCGTATCCCCCAGGTGAATACTTCGTTTTCGCGCGAGTCGCGCTCTCCGGCGAATCGTTCACTGTCTGGGAAGGCCGCATCACCGTTAAGCGGAACCCGGCAGTTGATTCCTCCGGTGTTGATCTCCGGTCCACTGCCCGCAAACTTTTGGCCGCGGTCGAAAATGCGCTGATGAGCAAATGCACGCGCGAGGAGGAGGAGTACGAAATCTCGACCGCTGGCGGCACGAATCGGAGAATCCGATTTGCCAGCACAGGGGAGCTTTTGATCGCGCGCGATAAGTTGCGTGCGGAGGTTCGCACGGAAGAAGCATCGGAGCGAATAGCGCAGGGGCGTGCATCCGGGAATCGGGTTTTGATGCGATTCAATCGAAACACATGAAACTTTGGCCATCAAAAAGAAGCCCCGATTTGTCGATGAGCATCAGCTACGGCGCTACGCACAGCGTGACATTTTCGCAGGCTGCGCCGCTGGAGCCGCCGAAGCGCAAGGCGAGAACTTTCGCGGGAGCGCAGACCGGGCGATTGCTTTCGGATTGGGCCCCAGGCACAACGACACGCAACGACAAAATTCAACGAAGCCTAAAGGCAATGCGTTCTCGCTGTCGCCAACTGGTCGACGATAACGAATACGCAAAGAAGATCATACAGCTTCACCAGGACAATGTTATCGGAGCGCAGGGACTCAGCCTGACCGTTCTCGCGCGCGACAGTAATCAGTCGCTTGACATCCTCGCCAATGACGCGATCAGGGATGCATGGAACGAGTGGGGCAAGATGGAAAATTGCACAGTCAAAGGCTCGCGCTCGTGGTGGCATGTTCAGCGGACATGCGCTCGGTGCGAGCCGCAAGCTGGCGAAGTCTTCATCAGAATGGTGCGCGGCTTCGATAACAAGTTCAGCTTTGCGCTTCAAATGCTCAATCCGGATTGCGTTGACGAGGAGTTGAACAACAACCTCCCAAACGGCAATAAAATCCGAATGGGCATCGAGCGAAATTCATGGGGCCGGGTTGTCGCGTATTACATTCGCAAGGAAAACCCATACGATTCGTTTTCCACTTTCACGAAGCATGAGCGCGTGGACGCTGCTGACATCATCCATAAATTCATGCCGCTTGGCGAAGATGACGAAGTGCGCGGCGTGCCTTGGTTTCATGCTCCGATGAAGGGTATGCGGATGCTTGAATCCTACGACGAAGCCGCTATGACCGCGGCACAGTTTGGGGCGGCGAATGCTGGGTTCATGAAAGAACTACCCGATGCCAACGGGCACTACATCGGTGATGGCGAAGATGAAGACGGGAACACGATGATGGAGGTTTCCCCTGGGCAAATGGTTAAACTGCCGCGCGGGATAGATGTAACGCAGTTTGACGTCAAATACCCGCACGAGCTCTACGCCTATTTCATCAAAGCGCGCGTTCGGACGATGGCTGCTGGGGTGCCGGGGGTAAACTACAACCAACTCGCCGGGGATTATGAGAGCGTGAATTACTCAAGCCTGCGCGCGGCATTTCTCGAATCGCAGGACGCATTCATGGCGGTCCAGCGCGATTTTATCGAAGTTGTAGCGGAAAAGATTTTTTCGGAGTGGTTAAAGATGGCCCTTTTAGTTGGGGCAATTCTAGTCAATGGCAAGCCGCTGCCAGTCGATAAATTCGAAAAGTTCAACCAGCCGAAATTTGTCCCTCGAGGTTGGCCTTGGGTTGATCCAGAAAAAGAAGTCAAAGCCGCAAAGGAATCTGTCGCATCCGGGTTCTCGTCGCGCTCTGAAATCATTTCGCGTCAAGGAAAAGACCCAGATACTGTTCGCGCGCAGCAAGAGAGTGACGTTAAAAACGATCGCGATTATCAACTTGATTTCGATCTGGAGAAAACGAGAAACCGGGCCGATGTGGTTGGGGTGTTGGGTCGTGCCGGATTACTCACGCCAACACAAAAGGACGAGGAGCGAATCCGCTACGAATTCAACCTTCCGCCAATGTCGCCAGAGGCCGTTAAGGCATGGAAGGAGGATGGCGGGGCGCGGCGTCCGATCACGCTTCAGGTGGACGAACCGCCGAAGCCTGCGACAAAAGCAGCGCCCACGGAAAAACCTGCGCCTTAAAATGTCCTGCGCGACTCTCTAGATTTTTCCCATCGTACTGGCGTATCTCTGCCAGCAGGTGAGCGATAGTCTCAACATTCGTCAGCAAGTATTCGGGAAAAAGTTCACGCGTGATTTTGCGTTGGACCGATCCGCGATCAACGCCGAGGAGCGCACGGTTCCGTTGTCGTTTTCTTCGGAGGAACCAGTTGACCGCTATTTTGGTCGCGAAGTTCTCGTTCATGATGATAAGGCCTGCGATCTCTCCCGCCTGAAAAATCGTGCGGCGCTTCTCGTCAATCACAATCCGGACGATCAAGTCGGCGTAGTGGAATCGTGCGAAATCGCCAAAGACAGAAAAGGTCGCGCAGTGGTTCGCTTCAGCAAAAGCGCTCGCGGGCAGGAAATCTTCCAAGACGTCATGGACGGAATCCGGACGCTTGTGTCAGTCGGTTACGAAATCCGAGACGTGGAAACCAGCAAGGATTCGGGCGGTGTGGTAACCGCGCGCGTCACTGACTGGCTGCCACTCGAAATTTCCATCGTTTCAATCCCAGCCGACAACACCGTCGGGGTGGGGCGTAACAAACCAAATCTCGAATCCGATATGAACAAACAACGTTTGCTGCACGTTGCTGATGCCGCCCCTGGCGGCGGCTCCGCAGTCGCCGATCCTCCGGTCAAAATTGAGGAAATTAGGGCCACCGAACGGAAAGCCATGCTTGAAAAAGCAAAAACCTTCCGCGCGATTGGCGTTCAACACAAATCCGTCGAACTCGCTGAACGCGCGCTTGCTGAAGATTGGGACCAGGAAAAGCTGGTTACCCAAATCCTCGAAACGCGCTACAAGGCGAAACCACTTGGAGAGGCTGAAGCCGATCCGAACATCGGCATGGGCCGAAAGGACATTCGAAACTATTCCATCGTGCGCGCTTTGCACGCGCGGGCAAGCGGCCAAGAATTGACCGGCCTTGAGAAGGAATGCTCCGACGCGGTTGCCAAACGCACGAAGCAGGAGGCGCGCGGGTTTTTCATTCCTCACGATGTTGCAAGCCGCAGCTTCGCCGAATCGAAAGACCTCAACTCGATCATGGTCGAAGCGCTTGCGCTTCAGTTGCGCGCGTTCAACCAGCGCACGCTCACCGCAGGCACTGCGACGGCTGGCGGATTCTTGGTGGGCACCGAAGTCCTGATGGGAAGCATGATTGAGCTTCTGCGTAATCAAACGCTTGTTGCTCGAATGGGCGCGCGCGTGCTCTCAGGTCTTTCCGGGAACGTTGTGATCCCGAAGCAAGCTGGCGGCGGGACCGCTTACTGGCTGGGCGAGACTGAGGAGGTCACTGCTTCCGATCAGTCTTTCGGACAGATCGCGTTGACGCCGAAAAAGCTCGGCGCATTCACGAAATATTCTCGCGAGCTTTTGAAGCAAGCGAGCATCGATGTTGAAGCATTCGTTCGCCAGGACCTCATGCAGGTTCTCGCCATCGCCAAAGACCTGGCTGCGCTCAGCGGCGGCGGTGGCGACCGGCCTCTTGGCATCATAAATACCACCGGCATCGGCTCTGTTACTTTCGGCGCCGCCCCCACATGGGCCAAGGTGGTTTCGTTTGAAACCGCAATGGACACGGCAAACGCGTTGATGGGTAACATTGCATGGCTCTCGACGCCAGCGGTTCGCGGCAAGTGGAAGACCGTTGAGAAGTTTTCCAGCACGGGCCGTACATTGTTGGAAGGGTCCGAAGCCAACGGATACACGTTCAACGCGACAAACCAAGTTGCCAGCGACAAGGTGATTTTCGGCAACTGGTCCGACTTGATCCTCGCGGATTGGGACGGCCTTGACGTGACAATCGATCCATACACGAACGCGACTACCGGCATTTCCCGCGCGATCATGTTCCTGTTGACGGATTCGATTGTTCGCCAGCCGGCTTCATTCGTTGTTTCCACCGACTCTGGCGCGCAATAATCACATGAAAAAATACCTGATTATCAGTGACACCTTTATTTCCGGCGATCCGGTTTTTAAAGGTCAAGTGATTGAAGCCGACAACGCGAACGCGTCGAATCTTCTTCTCGCTAATCGGGCCGTCGAAATTTCGAAGGCGACACCTGAACAACTGAAATTCGTTGAAGAGCGCAAAGCTCTGGAGGCGAAGAAAGGAGCCAAGTAAATGATCCTCACCGACATCAAAAACACGCTTACGCTCATAGCGGGCGCCAAGCCGGCCACAATCACCGCAAGCCGAAACGGCTCTGCCATCGATATTCGAGGATACCTCGGAAGCATCATGGCTGTGCTGTATGCGGCCAAGGGAACCGGCAACGCCGATAACACGCTGGACACAAAAATCCAGACATCCGCCGACGGTTCGACCGGCTGGGCGGATGTCACTGGAGCGACATTCACGCAAGTTCTCGGAACCGGCGGCACTGACAGCCTGCAAGGCATCAATGTCGAAGTTCGCCTGTGTGAGCGGTATATCCGCTTCGTTGACACCGTAGCAGGCACGTCGCCGTCCTACGTGTTGTCGCAACACGTCATCGGTCAAAAAGCCACGACTTAAACCGTGTCCGACCTAACCGACAGATTGAAGTCGGACGTTTCGGATATCCTTCTCCGAGCGTCTGACTTCGCTGTTGAGGCAACCATAACGTTCGATGGCTCCTCAAAGTCCATCAACGTTGTGTTTGATGAAAACTACAACGGCTTCGATCAATTCCAACACGAAGTCGGCAATACCGGGCCGGTAGCGATTTGCGCAACGGCAGACCTTGAAAATGAAGATGGCGAAATCCCCGGGGAGGTTGCCGACGACGAGCCGACGCTCGAAATTGACGGCTCCACATACAACGTCACGAAAGGCGCTCGGTACGGGGATACCGCTGTTCTGTTTCTCTCTGAAGACTGATGCCTGACTCTGTTCGACAACGGATTATTACCGCAGTGCTCGCGCGCTTTGCTGCGATCACGACCGCCAACGGATTCCAGACGGACATCGGGGAGAATGTCACCGAGTGGAATTTGATTCCGATTCAGGAGCGGCTTTTAAGCGGAGTCGATGTTTCGGACCCCAAGGACACGGCCGAGCCAGCTGTAAGCAATAGCGGCGAAGATCATGAACTGACGTTGAAGGCGACACACCACTGGAAAAGCGGAGATGCCACGCCAGAAAACCTTCGCAAAGCGACCGCTGATATCTTTCGCGCCATTGGGCTTGATCGCTATTGGCACGAAAACACAACGATAAGCGCAGGTCCAATTGCCACAAAATCCGGAAGCGCTTTGGCGCGCAACGGGACGGTTGCTGATGTAGATCAAATGGACCTGTCGCAAGGCGGAAAAATTGTCGGCGCCGCCCAGGTTACCTTTCGAATTCGCTATCGCACGGAAACCCTCAATCCATACGTTTTGAAATGACTACGGAAATTAAATACGTCGGCGCTCTCCCGAGCGGCGTAATCCAATGCCCGATTTCCGGGCGTTCCTATGCTTTCACGCGCAACAATATTTGCTCTGTCCCGGAAGAAATTGCTGTTGCTGTTGCTCTCCAGTCTCCTGGCGATTGGGACACCTCTCCCGTCATCAAAAAAATTATTGAATCAAAAGCGGAGAACCCAGCGACTCCGGCTGAAGTGGAGCCGCTTAACGAACAAGAGAACGGATAATTTATGGCACAAGGTTTTGGAGACAATTCATGGATCGGTGTAGGCGCCGAATCGACATTCGGAACTGCCGTCGCGCGTTCGAAGTTTTTTGAATTCCTGAGCGAGAGCATCAAGCTCGATCAGGGGCGCGAGGCGCGTTCGTCTCTGCGTGGGCGTTCGAAAAACCGCCGAGGCCAGAAAAAGAAAAGCGTTGGCGGTTCATTTGAGATGCAGATGCAGGTCAACGGTATGGAGACCCTGCTCAAGCATGCGCTTGGCGCGGTTTCAACCTCTGGGGCTGGGCCATACACGCACACTTTCACGCTTGCGCGGTCGCTTCCGACCGGCCTTTCGGTGGAAGTGAACCGCGATTCATCGAACATCGGTTCGACATCTTCTTTTCTTTACGAGGGCTGCCAAATCTCCAAGGTGACTTTCAAGCACGAGCCGGGCGCGTTTTTACATGCGACTTTCGAGATTGTCGGCGAGGGCGACGCATCTCTCGTGTCTGTCTCCACCCCGACTTTTGCAACATTTGTCGGCTGGGATTGGGTCAACTTCTCGTGCGCGATAAACGGTGTCGCCACCACCATCAAGAGTTTGGATGAGTTAATTCTCGACAACAACCTGGCAACCGACCGCTACGTTCTTGGCTCCAACAAACGGCGGGGATTTGGCCCGGCGGGCGCGCGCTCTGTCACTGGAAAAATCACGCTCGAATTTGATTCGCTCACGGCGCTGAACCATTTCCGAAACCAAAACAATTACGGAATCGGCTTTACGTGGACCGACGGCGGCACGAGCTCGATTGTTATCACGGTGACCAATGCCGAATTCACAGAAGGCGATCCAACGGTTGCCGACGCCGGACCCATACACATTCAACTCGGTTTCGAGGGTTACTTATCTTCCACCGAAGGCGACGAATTCAACATTGTCCTGATCAATGACACCGCTGGACCAGTTGCTTAATGAAAACGAGCAAGCAGATCAAACTCTCATCTGGCGCGACGTGCGTCATTCGTCCCCTCAGCCAGCGCGATCTCATAGCCAATGGCGCGGCCCCGCTATTTATCCAGTTTGCCAAGATGGCAAAGCGCCGCGCACCATCATCGGAAGATATCGATGAAACGAAGGCCATCGAGGCGATGGTTCACTTGGCGGAAATCAAGCTCACTAATTGCTGTGGGCCAATTACCTATCCGGACGGGACGAGGCTGGCCATTGTCAAAAAGCCGTTTCATGAATGCGCGTCGAACGAGGTTACGATTGACGATCTAGCGCAACAGGACGCAAACGAGATTGTTGCTGCCATTGACGAACTTTCAGGACTGACAAAGGAGGCCGTTGAAGCGGCGGCGACGTTTCTTCAACAGTCCGGAGGGCAAGCAAACGGCGATTGCGCTGCATCGCCTGGCGGAGAGCTACCACAAACTGCCGTCGGAACTCCTGAACCAAAGTCCGTTTGATTTATCGCTCAACATCAAGATTCGTTCGATTGGAAATGAAGCGGACCGGATCGAGATGGAAAAGCGAATGGCGAAATAGCGATTCATGGCCAACGTTGTAGAAATCGTCCTGCGCGCGGTCGATAAGACTAAGGATGGTTTCACGTCTCCAATTCGCAACCTCAACGATCTCGGGAAGTCTCTCGATAAAATCAAGCCTGCCGTTCTGACGCTGGGCGCCACTTTTGTTACGGCATTTGGCGTCATGTCCAAAGCGGCCATCAATCTGGCGGCTGAACAGGGGAAGATGGCGGAGAAGGCTGGCACTACCGTCGAGCAATTCTCTGCGCTCGCTTATGTCGGCGAACTCGCGAATGTCCAGGCTGAAAAGCTCACGAAGTCTTATAAAGAGCTTTCCCAGCTTCTAAACGACAGCGAAAAAACGGGCAGCAAGTCTGCGGCGATGTTCCACGAATTTGGTCTGTCTGTTCGCGACGCTGATGGCCAGCTTGTTTCGGCGGGTGAGGCGATGATGAATATCGCAGATCGATTCGCCAGCATGGAAGATGGCGCCGAAAAAGTCGCGATGGCCACGAAGCTTTTTGGCGACAAGCTCGGGCAGGATTTGATTCCCTTCTTGAATCAGGGAGCGCAGGCGATTAGGGAAACCCAGGCAGAAGCGCTGATGTTCGGGCAGGTGATTTCAACGAAAACGGCGAAGGCGGCGAGCGAATTCAACGATCAACTGACCAAGCTCAAGAAGATTGCTCAGGGCGTCGTCAACATGGTCGTTGCGGAGTTTCTGCCGGCGTCGGCTGAAATGCTCAAATCTTTTGTTGAGTGGATCAAGCGCACGAGCGCCATTGAGTTCGTCACCGGAACTCTTGTCGATACGCTGAAGGTTTTGGCTTATGTCTCGAAGCTGGTCGCGGTCACTGTTCAATCGCTAGGCGACATCTTCGTTGGAATCGGCAAAACGATTGGCAACATCGCCGCGACGTTTGTTTCCTTCTGGGAAATGATCGGGACCGGCCTGGGTAAAACCGTCGCACTGATCGAAGAACTTCTAAAGGGCAATTTCGAGAACGCAAAAATGATCGCCAAGGAGGGGGTTGCGGCAACGTTGGGCGAATTCGAAGTCTTCAAGGAGGGCGTCGAGAACATCGGGAAAGAGGCATCTGATTCGTGGAACAAGGCCATGGAGCGGATGGCGGCTGGTCCGACCGCGCCGGAGTTCGGCGAACATCAAATGCCAAACGGGGACATTCTCGTTAATAAGGAAGGCGAGGAAGAAGCAATCACCCAACTGCATCAGAAATATACCACCATGCGGGAGCTGATCGACGAGGCGTATGCTGAAGGTCAGATCGCGAGACTGATGGCGTTGCAACAAACCGAGCAAGCAATGGAGTTGCAGCGTCTTGACGAGCGGAAACAATTCCTTTCTGCCTACATGACATTTTACCAGGAAGCGCACCGCGGCGCGTTCAGCTACATCGCGCAGGCTGGAATGGCTGTGTATCAAGGCATAGGCAACGCCATCACGTCCATTATCATGGGCGCGCAATCGGCCGGCGAGGCGTTCAAGGCGCTTGGAAAGCAAATGGTGGCCATGGTTGTGAACTTCATCGCTCAACGCGCGGTCGCATGGGCCCTTGAAAAAGCGTTCGCGGCTATCGGGCTTGGGATCATGAAGGCGGCAGTTGTGGCCAATGTTGGCGCGGCTTCAGCGCTGGCGGCGGCGTGGGCTCCGGCGGCGACGGCTGCGGCGATAGCAACATTCGGCGGCGCCCTTGTACCTGGAGCGGCAGTCCCCAAGCTGATGGCCGTTAATGCGGTCGCGGGATCAGCCATTGCGATGGCGGGTTCCGTGGGGGGCATCGCGCATGGCGGCCTAACAAACGTTCCAGAGGAATCCACTTACATTCTGCAACGTGGCGAGCGCGTGCTTTCGCCAAACCAAAATCAGGACTTGCAGCAATTCATGGACGAACGCGGCGCCGGCGTGACTTCCATCGCGATCTACCTGGACGGGGAAATCCTTGGAAAAGGCGTCGGCAAGCTGAGTCGCGATGGACGCCTGATAATCTCGGCAAGTTCGGTTATATGAGAATTTACTATCCAAATCTCGCCGATGCTTATAGCGCAATCAGCGCATCGTCCGCTGTTTCGACGCTGCCGGTAACGAACGTCACGCATTTTCACAAATCGCGCGTCTGGAGAACCGGAACGAGCGTTGCCGACGAATATATAACCATCGATCTCGGAAGTTCTCAGGCAGCAACCGCGGCAATCATCTTCGCCCACACCTTGACCGCTGGCGATTCGGCGATTCAGTTGCGCAAATCCACAGATAACTTCGCGGCGAACGACGTGCTTGTCGGAACTTTCACCTGGTCCAGCGGCCCCATGTTGCTCACGTTCACATCAACGTCTTCGCGTTATTGGCGCATTAAATTTACGAAGGCGAGCGCAGGCGTCTCGCGCGACATCGGGCGAATCTTTCTCGGGACCTATACCACGTTCACTGGACTGCCCGATTGGGACGGCTTTTCGTCCAGTCCGATCGATCTCAGCCAAACGCAAGTTTCAGAAGGCGGCCAGGATTACACGAATCAGCGCAGTCAATATCGCGACATTCGGCTCGACGCGTCAGGTGTTAGCACGGCTCAGGCTGCGGACATCAAGACGTTCACCGAAACAGTCGGCGCGCACACGCCGTTCTTTTTGCAGGCCGATGAAAACGCCACCGATGAAAGTGGCGAGGTGTTTTATGTCCGATTGAAGAAGCTTCCCGCGCGTGACACTGACGGCATGGTTGAAACCACGCTCGGCTGGCAAATCAAATTGGAGGCCAAAGAGCAGCTATGACGCTCGTTCAGGCATTGGCGTTGCCCGCCGTGAAATTGCGTTATTTGGCGCAAATCACCGGGAGCGTTCTTTTGCAAGGGTGGGTTCTGCATTCGGGAGCCGCCTATAAAACGCACTGCGCGCACACAATTGAATCCGTCATTTTCAACGCATCAACTGCATTGACTGCCCGCGCGTCCATTGCTGCCGTAATTGCGGCGGCGGGTTGGTTTCAGGATACCGATGGAACCGTTTACGTGCGTGCCGACACTGGCCAGAATCTTTTCGCTGACACATTTCGCGGTCGATGCAGGTTTTATTTCTCCAAGGGGGACGCGGTAACGGTCGACAATCGATACTACGAGTCTCGACTCGACAGTGTTCCCGCGCTCTCGCTTCGAATAGAACCGCGATTCTCCGGCGTCAGTCAGGTCGGAACCGGCAACTGCTCGCTTATCAATAACGACGGATTCTTCGATGAGCTTGACGAGCTTCATTGGGAAACCGCTCAGTTCTTCCTGGGCGCCGACACGGCCACAACGACGATGGCCTTCGCGGATTATGAAGAGTTTGGCGTTTGGAAAATTGAGGATACGCGCGCGAGCGTGAGCAGCTTCGAGATGTCCCTGGTCGAACCGAAAGCGGCGCTCTCGACCAAAATCCCACTCTCGACGTTCAACCGAACGGATTATCCGAACATTGCTGATGTCAACGTCGGCAAGGTGATTCCTCGCCTTTATGGCGTCGTCTATGCGGTCCCGGCGACATGCGTCGATGCCAGCGCCAAGCGATTTAAGATCGCAGACCATGCGCTTTATGAAATCACAGAGGCGCGGATTCTTTCCAACAATGTGTGGACGGCTGTTCCTTTCGCTTCGAAGGATGAGGCTAACGCGGAGTTTACGCTTGGCGCCGCATGGGCGAACAACGAAAGCGTATGCGTAGACGTCATTGGGCGAAAGCGCAGTGGCGATGGATTGCCGATGTATAACGCTTCGGAAATCGTTGAAGATTTGCTCGCCTACATCGGCGAAGCCAACCTGAACTCCGCTGCGTTCGACGCCGCGTTTGATGCGCTCGACGTTGGCGCGTTCGTTGGCGGAATCCGTCGAACGTCATTTAAGCCATCTCTCTACATTGGTCAGTCAGTCCAGGCGCGCGAGATCATTTCCAAGATCAATAATGTTGCCGGCTCTTTCCTTTTCATCAATGCCTCGGGTCAATGGCATTATGAAGTTTTCGAGCCGAAAGTGATTGGGGCGGTCGATAAAACGTTCACCGACGAAGACATCGTTGGCGGCCCGATCCAAACTACTGTTGACACCTCCGAAATGTTTTCGAGCGTCAACGTGAAGTATGGCGAGCGTTACGCAGAAAGCTGGACGCAAAACGTTGAGGCGTCGCTTCCCGAAAACCAGTTCATTGCAAACGCGGCGTCGGAATTAATCAAGGAGACGACCGTTCCGCTGTTCGACACAAACGACGCGACGCACTACGCACAGCGGATTTTGACGACAGAAGGACGCCCATTGAAACGCTACAGGTTTGCCGTCACTTGGGCAGGATTTCTTTTGCAGCCAGGCGATCAGATCAAAGTTGATTACGATATTCGGGGCATCTCGGAGATTATGGAGGTTTTGGAGGCGCGTCACGACTTAGACCAAAACCGAATCCAATTGATTTGCGGAGACCGTCGCGGCTGGCGCGATTCATTCGGATTCTGGGTTTCCGATGCAACATCTGCATGGAATCCGGCAGCGACAGATGCTGAGAAGCGAACGGCGGATCAAACCGCGGGCTATCACCACGGCGACGATGATCTTGCTGTTTCGACCGATTCAAAAAGCTTTAAGAACTCTCGACACTGGTGACCTATGGCATGGACAACAATCACTAAACCGACTCAAGGCGCGGCAACGAAGAAGTCTTTGATCGATGCGATCATCGACAACTTGACCTATCTGTTTAGCCAGGCCAGCACGAGCGCGCTGATCGCTAACGGTTCTTTCGAAGATGACGGCGACGGGGACGGCACGCCCGACAGTTGGACGTTGACGCTGTTTACTGGCGGATCATTTACACTCGACAGCACTGATCAGCGTCATGGCGCCAAGTCGGCGAAATTCACTTCGCCAGGAGGCGCAAGCAACGGCGGCGGATTTCTTCATTCAAACGATTTCTTCGCCGTCTCGCCGAATCGACAAGTTGAAGTTCTTTGGGAGCTGAAAGCCTCGGCAGCGGGCGTTTCGAATCGCGTTGAACTTTATTGGTATAAAGCCGATCAGACAGCATCGGCAACGCCATCCACTAGCCTTTACAATTCGACCAGTAATCCAACTTCATGGACGGCCATGGCGAACTTTGCGACGCCGCCGAGTGATGCGCGTTACGCCAAGCTCCGAATTACAGGTTGCCACACAGCAAGCACTACGGCGGGCTCCACTTGGTTTGATAACCTCCAGGTGCGATTAAGGCAGACAACGATCCCCGTCTTGGAAATCATCAGCGCGAGCACAACTTGGACGGTCCCTGCCGGCGTTCATCGCCTCAGGGTTCGTGCGTGGGGCGCTGGCGGCGGTGGCTTCGGAAGCGGCGCTTCGAATGGCGCGGGCGGAGGTGGGGGTGGATTCGGAGAGGTGCTGACCGATGTTGTCCCTGGAACGGCCTACACCGTGACGATTGGCGCAGGAGGCGCCATAGGAGCCGCTGGGGGCGACACATCATTCGGCGCTCTCATAACCTGCAACGGCGGGGCAGCTGCAACATCGACTACGGGCGGCGCTGGCGGCGCTGGCGGAGGATCATGGTCGATTACTGGTCAGAATGGAGGCGACTATGCCCACGGCTCGGAAGGCGGGGCGTCTCCAAACGGAGGACCCGGCGGGCGCAAGGCTGGAGCTGCAGGCACAAATGGAATTGTTCCCGGCGGTGGCGGCGGTGGAACCGATAGTGGATCAAGCGCGGGAACGGGTGCAGACGGGCGAATTGCGCTTGAATACTAGCGCGCGAATGTCCTGCGCGACTCTCTAGCGGAACGCCTTTCAAATGGTGTAGGCATACCGTGAATGCCGACCATTACTGGCACAGTCAAAGACGAGGCCGAAAACCTCTACATCGGCGCGGTCCAATTCGAAAACCTTGATGCTCCAGTTTCCGGGGGCTCGTTTGTTGTCGGCCCGGCCCTGACGGAAGTGCCAACCGATTCAAACGGATCGCTGCCTGCAGGCTTCCGTCTCGCTCCAGGGCGCACGCGCATAATCATCAATGGCCGAAAATCGAAGACGTTCACCGTCCCAACAGGATCGGGGACGTATGACCTTTCAACGCTCATGGCGGCGGCCTCAGCCCTAAACACAAGGATCATCATCCAAGCCGAAACATTGGCTGACCTTCGCGCCTATCCATCGCTTTCGACCAACTTCAAAGCAGACGTTCTCGCTGTTGACGACGGAACGGGAAGCGTCGCTTACGCAGTTTTTAAATGGGCAACCAGTTCTGAGGCAGATGATGGCGTTCGGTATGTCCGGCCGAGTGATTACTCAACCGCTGGACTCGGAAAGCTATGGGTTCGAATTTTCTAAAACCATGCAACCACACATAACCCCCGGGGCGGTCAGTATCATTCGTGATTGTTTTCAGATTAATGCCCCCAATGCAGTGACGATTGGTGTGATCACATTGTCGGATGCGCAAGCGGTGGCGTCGATCTGCCTGAGTGTCGTTTCCATCGCGTGCACGATCTTTTTGACCTATCGCAAAACAAGAAAGAAGGGCGATTGACCTATGACCGAACAAACTGAAATCATCTCTAGACCCGATGCCGCGCGTGCCGTGGCTCAGGCTCTCGAGTCCGAAAACCGAAAGCACGAATCGTCCTTCGCGAACATCAGCATCCGCGCGTGGCTGGCGATCATCGTCATTGTCACCGTCTGCGCCATGTCGCTCGGCAGGATCGACGTTAAGGAGCCGCTTTACACGCTTTGCGTCACTGTCTGCGCGTTCTACTTCGCGCAGAAAGAGAAGCCGAAAACCCAAACGCCACAATGAAGCCATTCGGGTTTTTGCTCACTCTCGTTGTCGGCGCGCTTGTCGCCTGCGCTCCACTCCAAAAAGGGGCCGATCCGCTGATCGTTCGCGCTGAACAGGCTGAACGGGCGGCGCTCTCAACGTTTGATCTGGTCCTGAACATCGACCACGCCAACCGCGATTTCTTCCGCACCAACGCGCCCGCATTTCACTCCTTCTGCGAATGGCTACGTGAGCCAGATTGCAGCGATGGCACAAATCAAATTCCCCGGGCGATCTGTCTGATTCGGCGCATTGATAATCTTCGCCACCGTTACAAAGACCAGCGCGCGGATTCAAACGAACTGGCGACTGCGGTTTCCATGCTCCAGGCGACCGCCGCGCACGTTTCTCAACTCTACTCTCAAACCGCTAAACCCAATGCTCCATGACCGCCGCTCTCGCTCTAATCCCTCAAGTCGTCGCGCTCATTCCAACTGTCAAAGTTGGGGTCCAGCATCTGATCGAATGGGTCCGAGAAATTCGCACTGCAGCACAGCAGTCTGGGGAGTGGACGCCAGATTTGGAGATGCAGTTTCAGGCCGCGCTTACCGCCCGCGTCTCGGACCCAGCTTACCAACCTGATCGATGAAAAACATCCTGCTCTTTATTTTTGTTTGCGTCTCGGCGATTGCGCAGAACTCGCGTCTGACCCCGCATTATCCCGATGCAGCCACGCTGGTAAAAGTCACGGCTCCGCCCGTCCATGAATTTGTTTTTTTGACGAACGGTCTCGGGCCGTTCCGGTATGACTCATCCTCGACGGACGCAACCAACACGAGCACAGTTTTCAAACCAAACAATATTGCCGGGGCCGGCCGCTGGCTTTGGGTTTCACCGGGATCGGTTACCCCAACTCCCGCCGGCTCCAACAAACAAATTCAATTCAATAACAACGGCGCCCTTGGAGCGTCGGTTGATCTGCAATTTGATTCGGCGACAAAAACGCTTTCGGTGACAAACATCAATTCAAGCGGCGACACCGATACAGGAATTCATTTCGCGGGATTGGATACGTTGCGGTACGACTTGGGGGGAAGCACGCGGTTCCGGATGACGACAGGGGCCATTGTTCCAGGCACGGGAAACCAATACGATCTTGGGACATCCGGCTTGGGCTTTCGCACGGGGTATTACGAGACTGCTGTCTGGAGTAAAGGAATCGCGAGCGGCACAACCACAAAAATGGGGAACTATACAACGACCGCTTTGGACAAAACCATATTGGCCGATGCGAGTGGTGGCGCCATAACCATCACACTTCTCGCACCCGCATCCGCGACGTCATCGTCGAGGGCTCTTGAATTCGTTGTTGTCAAAGTCGATTCCACAACGAATGCCGTCACGGTTCAATCAGCGAGCGGTACGATCAATGGCGGGACGCGAACGCTGTCAATTCAATGGCACACCGAGACCTACAAATCGGACGGATCAAATTATTACGTCGAGTCTGAAGGCATCCGGCCTCGCGGATTCGTGACGGATTATGGCGCTATCGCCAGCGACGGAAACAGCGATGACGCGGCGTTTTCGCGAGCGACCAACTTTCTCTCTCATATCATTGTCCCAGCCGGAACTTTTCGATTCAACACGAACTTTACTTTGCCTCTTGGCGTCACGCTTGAATTGCAGCGCGGGGCGATTCTACAGCCTGGATCATCGACCATCGGCCTTATCCTGCACGGCGAAATTCAAGCAGGCCCCTCTTACCATTTCGACATTTCGCTTTGCGGCTCTTCCACAACGAACATTTTGTTTCCGGCGCTGGCCGTCGGGTCTCCAATCACACGCACAAAAGAGGTGTGGGCAAACTGGTGGAATGTTTCCATCGATAATTCCGGTGATGACGACGGGCAAAAGCTTGAAGCATTTTTTGATTCGGTTCCGGCAGGATTGGAGACGCCACGTCGAATGCTGCCTGGAAGCTATAGATCGGCTCGCGCTATTGATGTGCCGACCGGGGCTCAAGTTTATGCCTACGGAGTGGAAATTCTATATTCTGGAACATCTTCGAGTGTGGGACTTATTACATTTCCAGAGGACTCCTCTGGGCAGCACGTTCGAGGGATGGCGGTTGGAAGCGCAAAAACGACAGCGGGAAACTCTGTTTTTGACCTGTATGGGTTTAGAGTTCGCCCTGGCTGCAATAGATTCATTCTCGAAGACACTACGGCTGCTTTCTTTAACGGAGCTGGATACTATATCGAAGCAGGATCGAACACTGACGCAGTTCAAAGCGGAAAAATCATTCGAGGATTCGCATTTCAGAATCGCAACGCAACCAATTACGGCGGGTCCGCGCTTCATCCGGCATTCGCTCTATTGATCACAAACAGCGTCATCGATCTAGAAGTGAACATCGACGCCAATCAGAACGATCAGAACGTCCTCGCGATAAATAACGAGGGTATGGGGGCATTGAAATTCATCGGCGGAACATGGCAGAACGCTGGTCAAGCCTCGCTCAATATCACAAATGCAATGGCGTTCGAGAACATCACATCATGGATTTATTTCGATGGCGTCTATCACGAAGCCAACGGTTGCGTGAACAATGTTTACGTAAAGGATTCGAAATTGTTTGAAGTTGTCGCGGGGCAAACGGCGAACGATTTCAGCAGCACGCTTTACGCGACGAATTCGTTTCACCTTAACAACGTTCTCTCAACGAGAATCAGCAATCACTATTTCGACCATGCCGCAACGTATTTTGTCGTCTCTACCAATAGCTCAAAGACTTTCATTGAAGGAGGCAGCTTCACGACGACGGGCGCGACTGAACTAACGGATGGACAAGTCGTGGCGAAAATGAACGGCGACATAAATATCACCGGCCGCTACATCGGCACAGCTGGGCAGGTCAAAGAAATTGATAGCGGCGGAATGGTCGAAAAATGGGTCGCCACGTCCGGCAGCGGGAACGTCGCGCGCGTCACGTCGCCAACATTCGTCACGCCAGCATTGGGCGCGGCGACGGCGGCGACTCCAGCAGCAGATGACAACGACACGAGCGTCGCCACCACGGCCTATGTTCAGACAGAGTTGTCTGACTACGCACCGAAGGTAGACGCGATTTTCAGCGGCTCACTGCAAATTCCGAATGGTGCATCCCCAACCACGGACGCGTTCGGGGAAATCGCAGGAGACAATAACGCGTGGGCCTCTGGCCGCGGCGCGCTGCAAATCTACGACGGCACCGCGAACACTTACGCGGTCGGTGTACTTGCGAGCGACACGCCGAGCAACGGGCAGGTGCCGAAGTGGAACACGGGCGGGACCATCACCTGGGAAGATGACGGCGGGGGTGGCGGGGGAGTTGCTGGCACGATGATAAACACTTCCGGTACCGGCTCAACCGGAGCGGTTCCGTATCAGTCCGATGCCACGCTGACAAATTACGTGACCAAAACGAACTTTAACTTTTTCGCAGCGACGAACCAGGTGGCCGTCTACGATTCGACGACGACGGCCAACACACTGCCGGCTTCTGGCCTTCTGTTGAACAACCCCGCAACGGCGAGCAACGGCAATCAGAATCATTCGCCCGTCATTCGCCGCCGCGCACAAGCCTGGAAATCCAACGCGACGGCCGCCAGCCAAGAAGTCGGCTTTGACGACTTTGTGCTCGCTGTGCAGGGCACAAGTGCCGCGAGCGCAACATGGTATTTGGTCCCGTGGGTCAACGGCGCAACAAACGCGAACGTCATGACCTACTCGAGCGCCGGAGTCCTGACAACCGTAGGCGCGGTTAATGCCGGCGGCGAACTCTCCACCGGAAACGGCAACATCAACGCGCAGAACCTCGGGAGCATTCGCTGGGGTTCTCGCTCTCGCATTCAATCGTCCGCGGATGGAGTGTTCGAACTCTTCAACAACGCCGTGAACAATTTCACGCGTCTCAACCTGGGCGGGACGTCCTCGTCGTTCCCTGCCGTCGCCCGCGATGGCGCCACGGTTGAAATCCAGAAGGCGGACGGAGCAGACGGAACGATCGCGAGCGCAGGCGCGCGCTTCGGAATTGTCACGAAGACCGGCAACTACACGACGACCGACACTGATCACACCATTCTCGCCGATGCGTCCGGGGGCGCGATCACGATCACGCTATTGGCTCCCGCTTCTGCGTTCTCCTCTCCGAACGGAGGCGTGTTTATCGTCAAGAAAATCGACGCCACTGCCAACAACGTTACCGTCCAAGTCAGCGGCGGCGCCAATATGGACAGCTTCGTGTCAATCGCGATCTCGACTCAGTGGGCGGGCCGTCAGTTCCAGTCGAACGGAACCCAATACTACATTACAGGCAGCTTCTGAAAATTTCGCCCGAACCGCGAAACGGCTGCAATTAAGCAGACGCGCCCGAAGGCTGGGAATCCTTCGGGTTTTTTATGCGACAATTGGTAAGAGGATGGCCTCTTTCTTATGCGGACTGATGGCGCGATAATGTGGTGGAACATCTTTTGACACCAGCGCTCCCATAGCCAATTCTGAGTATTCGCCGATTGTTACGCCCACGTTCACGATTGCTCCAAGATTGATTGTTGCGCCTCGTTTGATTATGCAACCGCCGCCGAGAACCGTATTGGCTGAAATGTGGCAATCTTCTTCAATGATCGAATCGTGACCAATATGGGCAGCGACGTTCAATATACAGTTTTCTCCAACTTCCACGCATGGGTCCAAGTGAGCGAGCGAGAAAATGACCGATCCTTTTCCTACGCACGCAAATGGTGAAACGCTCGCTCGAGGGTGGATTATCGTCTCCGGTTCTCCACCAAGTGAAACGAGCCAGTCGAATTTTGCGCGGCGGATGGACGAGGTTCCAATGGCAACCACAAACCGAAACGCACCTAGTGACCGCACGTCATCGCTCGAAAGAAGCGGAAATCCAAGCATCGACTTTGCATCCGAATGATCGTCCGAGATTAAATCGGGTTTAAGCCCGCTCTCGATGGCCGCACCAATAACAGCTCTACCATGCCCCCCGGCCCCGAAAATTAGAAGCGGCTTCATAACATCGCATTTGTCGCGCTCCCGTCGAATCCTGTCCACTACAAAACACCGCGCTGTTTAGAATCAGGCTTTCGGTCGCGCAAGCCGTGCAATTGAGCTTTATTTTTCGCTTTCCTCCACCGCGTCAACGCTGCGGCTCTCGCCTGTTCGCTGGTCCGCGCTTTGGCCTTTCCCTTGCCTGCTCTTCCGCCGAGCTGTCCAAGGGCCACAGCGGCCGGATTTTTCTTTGTGCTCATATTTTTTTCGAAGCAAAAAACCACGGCAAACACTGCGCCACTCGCACCGCCGCCGTCCCGACCTCCTCGCGCTCCATTCGCCGCTCAACTAATTCCTGGGACACAGTCCCAGCCCGCAGGCGCAACGCCCGCGGCGTTGGCTGCTCGCGGAGGTTAAAATATCCGCTCTCGCTGCCGACATCGACCTCAGTCAAATAGACGAGCAACGGATCGCGCGACGCCAGCGGCGGCCGCGCATCGTCCCGCGCGACTGGATAGCACCGCCCCGATTCCACGCGCGCCAGCAGCATCCACCAGTCTCGGCGCGCTACATACAGGACACCCGCCCGCGCCACCGGCGCCGTTGCCAGGATCAACTCAGGATCGATTGGAGGCGTCCGCGTCCGCAGTCGATAGACATGCTCGCCCGCCTCGTGCCACGTCACGAGAGCGAACCAAGCATCGACCAACGCCCGCGCCGGAGGCCACTCCGCCGACGCCAGCAACCGGTGTTGCACGTCGCGCGCGATGGATTGGAGGTGAAGTTGAGTCATTTGCGCGTCCACCCCTTCCACGAGTCGTTTTTGCCGCGCAACACATCTCTCAATCCTCGGGCTGCGCGACACGTCTTGCCAGGGCGTTCAGCCAGATCGTCAGGCAAGAATAGCTCTGCGTGTTCGCGCACGAACAGCTGCACATTGCGTCCGGCGTGGTGATTTCCGTCAGGGTCAATCAACGTAAATTCACGCGCGCTCCAATGCCGCTGGCCACGTCCCAACGCAGTAGCCGCCATCTTCGCGTGCGACTCCGCAGTATTGAGCTTGGCGATGTGCGCGATGGACCGTTGCAATTTTGGATTGGATTTTTTCCACGCTTCACGCATTGAGGCCGCTTGCGTTTTCCCAATTGTCCCCGGCGCGTGCTTCCGCCGCATCTCGCTCA